GAATAGATGTAGTACGTTTGCGTATTGAGTCCGACGTCCCACTCGAATTTTGTGAAGGGCTCGCCGATGTCGCCGCGGATCTTGAATTTGATGTGCAGCGCTTTCCCGGCCGGCACGACGAGAGCAGCTTCGAACAGGATGTCCGCGGTCTGTCCGTCCGAGAAGACCTCGAGCTCGCCCGGCGTGATGACGGCGCCTCCCGTCCACGTGTTGACACCTTCCGGCCAGCTTCCCGCGCGGCCGACCTGAATGTCTGCCTGATGCCCTCCGACCGTCTGCGCGCCCTCCTCGTTGAAATTGTCGAGGAATAGGATCGTCTCCGGCGGATCCGGCGGCGACCCGCCTCCGCCATCGCTCACCTCGGCCACGCTCGCGCCGCGGATCTCGACACGACCCTGCACGCGAAAACCGACGTTCGCGACATAGACCGGATAGCTCGGGACGCCGATGAATCTGCGGATCCCGACGCCGCCCTCCGGCTGCGCCCATCGCGCGGAGAACCACGCTCCGGCCTCGAAGATCGTCTCGAGCCAGGCCGACCAGATCTCGAGCTCGGCATAGGTGAAGATGAACTCGAGGTCCTGACCCGACAGCCGGTCGCGCTGAGTCACCCGGCCGTCTCGAGGCCCCGGGATCTCGTCGAGCAGCCGTCGCTCGGTCCGCGCGAGCGGAGCAGCGGTCGGAGCGCGCAGCGTGGACGGGTACTCGAGGAGAGCCATCGGATGCGCGCCTACTTGTGCCCGATGAGGTAGATCTTCAGGCCGGCCGCCGTGCCGTCACCGACCTGATCAACGTCGACGGAGATCTCCGCATTCGCCGCGAGCGACGCATCGCTGATCACCGGCGGCGCGGCCGCTGTCGCCGATGTCTCTTCAGTGTTGTCGATCGTGATCTTCGTACTCAGGACCGACACGCCCGCCTCGTTCACGTCGACGGTGAAGATCGAGCCCGAGGTCTGCGCCGTCGTGAGAGACGCGAGGATGCCGGTCAGAGTGAACGCGTACGGAAGACGAAACGCGTATTTCCCGGTGCCCGTCGTGATCGCCGTCGTCTCGTCGCGGCTGACGTCGAGAATGATCGTCTCGCCGAACAGTGCGCGCAGCATCGAGAGCGCGAGCCGTTTGTTCCCGACGGTCGGCCTCGAGATCCGAACGAGGTCCGTCAGCAGCGCGGGATCGCCGTCGTCTTCGTCTGCGGTTTTCTTGTTCGCCATGATCAATCGTCCTTAAGTTCTAGGCCGCCGTCGTCTCTGAGCTCGAGGCCCGCATCATCGCGGAGCTCGAGCGGCGTTTCGACATCGAGCTCGACCGTGATCGTCTGCGACAGTGCAGTGATCGCGCCGAGCTCGATCTCGAGCTCCTGCGCGAGGTTGATCGGGAAGGATGCGGTCGACAGTCCGCCGAGCTCGATCTCGAGCTCGAGCGCGAGCACGCCGGTCGAGGGCCGCACGTCGGACGGCTCGCCGGTGAGCAGTAGCTGACCCGTCACGACGAATCGGCCGAGCACGAGCGGCTCGATGTTCGGCGGATCCAGCCATTCGACGGCCCAGAACTTCCGGCCTGCACCGCTCGTGCTCGCGATCTCGGCCGTGAACTTCTCGGCGCCGGCGTGCAGGATGTCCTCGAACCACGTGTCCCACGCGAGGGCCTGCTCGCGACTGAGGAACGTCGACACGTTCGCGATGCGCGGGACCGTCGTATAGATCCTCCGCTTGCGCCCGTGGCCGACCTTCATCGGGGTATCTTCGAACGGGCTTTGCGGCGTGACGCCATGACCCGCGACCAGCCATAGCGGCAGGCCTGCAGGGACGAAGATCAGCGGCAGAGCCATTACTTCCGCCGTGCGAGATTGCCAGGGCCGAACCCGAATCGGGCTTTGTAGGCCGTCGCGACGGGGCCGGTCCCCTGGCCGAGATCCTTCGCGACGCTGTCGAGGATCACTCGAGTGATCACCGACCCGTCGGGCTGCTGCTGCTCCTCCTGGCGGCCGCGCGCCTGCACGCCGAGATTGTTCACGATCTGCACGCCGCCACTGCGGCCGCCCATCGCGCCGGCGCCGGGGTTGTACGCCTTCGGGACGACCGCCTCGCCCTTGTGCAGGATCGTGAGCATGTCGCGCTCGACGAAGTTCGTCCCACCATCAGCGCCGCCGGCAGTCGGAAGGCTCGTCCCCGTCGTGTTCGTCGCGACGCCGGTCGACGAGCTCGTGCCGAACAGTCTCGAGAGCAGACCACCGATCCCGGAGGATCCGCCGGTATCGCCGAAGATGGTCTTAGCGAGGTTCTTCGAGGCGATGTCGGCGAGGTTCTTCAGGACGCTCGAGGTGAAAGAGCGGAAGGCCTGCGACGCGGTCTGCGTGCCGAGGATGAAGTCTGCGAACGGTGCCGAGGCCGAGTCCTCGAGGCTCGAATTGATTTTCTTCGCGAGCGGATCGATCTCGTCGGCCGCGTGTTTGTAAGCGAGGGCGAGATCGTTCGCATGCTTGATATCGGCATCGTTGCCGGAGGCCTCGGCCAGGGCGCGCGCCGCCTCGACCATGCGGCCGAGTTGCTCGAGAGCGACGGTGCGTGCGTCCCGGATCTTTGCGAGCGTCTCGACCTGCGTCTCGCCGCCGGCGTTCGCATCGGCATAGATGTTCGCCTCGCGGTTCGCCGACTCGTCGAGGAGCTTTTGATAGTCCTTCTGCTGCTGCTGCGCGGTCGCGCGAAGTTCTAGCTGTCGCTGAAGTTCGTCGACGACGCCATGATCCCCACCGGCCTGCGTCGCGAGTCGGTTCGCGTCGCGCACTTGCCGAGCGATCCGGATCTGCGCTGCGCCGAACTCATCGCCGCCGGCGGCGATCACCGACGCGCGAAGGTCGTCATAGCGATCCTGAAGGGCCTCGATCGCGCGGCCGTTCTGCTGCTCGGCGAGGATCTCGGCGCCGGCGGCCTTCGTGACCGCGTCGGCCCGTTGCTGAATCGAAAGCTTGATCTTCTCGTTCGCGGCGATGCGATCGGAGGGCTTCGTCAGCGGGTTCGCGGCGTACGCGCGCAGCGCGGCGATCTCTTTGTCGATCGTGTCGAGCGTGTTCTGCAGTTCGGCCTCTCGCAGGTTCTTCTGCGTGTCGAAGAAACTGCGCTGCGAGATCAGGCCGTCGGCGTACACGCCGGAGAGGTAGGACTCGCCGAGCTTGTACGCGTCGGCCTGCGCGCGCCCGAAGTCCGCGATCAGCTTTAGCTGACCGTCGAGCGACTTCTTCAGGTCCTCGGCCGCGTGGCTCTTCGACGGTGCGTTCGCCTTCAGTTCGGGCCGGTCGTCGACGGCCTTCGGCTGCGCGGCCTTCGTCTTGCGATCCGCGAGGGCCTTGTCGAACGCATCGCGGAAGAGGTGCGCCTGCGATTGAGCCTCGCCGACGACGACCTTCCGACCGTTCTCGTCGAGACCGTAGCGTGCGCGGAACTCGGCGCCGGTCTGCTTCGCTCCTTTGATGTCGAGCGTCGAGAGTTGCTTCGCGATCGTTGCATAGGCGACGCCGAAGTCGACGAGCGCCGACAGTTCGCGACCGCTCTGCGCGATGTAGTCGAGGAGGTTCGCGACCTCGCGGGCCGCCGCTTCCGCGAACATCGCGACCGGGTTCGCGTTCGCGAGATCCTTCCCGACCTTGTCGAATCCGAGGAGTTGCTTCACGCCCTCGGTCGCCGCTTCGGTCAGCGCGGTAAGCGCCGGAACGGCGAGCGTCGAGGCGGCCTCCGCGTAGAGCTTCAGCGTCGCCGCCGACTTCTTCTGTCGATCGCTGAATTCGTCGGCGATGTCGATCTGATCCTGCGTCAGGATGACCTGACGTCCGCCCTCTTCGCCGAGCTCTTTGAAGAGCTTCAGCATCTTCGCGCCTTCGCCGCGGAACAGTTGCACCGCGACGGCCGTCTTCTGCGGTCCGTCTTTGAAGCGATTGAATGCAGCCGTCAGCGCGTCGATCTGCTGAACGGGGTCGAGCTTCTTGAACTCCTGCAGGTCGAGGCCGAGCGACTTGATCGCGGCGCCCGCGGGCTTAGAGTCGTCGTCGAGGCCGGTCAGGGCCTTCGTCAGCTTCACCGTCGCGCCGGCGACGTCGTTGACGCTGAGTCCGGCGACCGCCGCAGCGACCGCCAGGGATGCGAGGCTCTCCGCGCTTGCGCCGGTCTCCTCCTCGAGGTCTTTGAAGTTCCCCGCCTCGTCGACGAGCGAGACGAAGCCGGCGGCCGCAGCGATCGCGGCGACGCCGAGACCGGCGACCACCTTCAGCGCGACCTTCCCCGCGGCCTGCAGCTTGTTGTATGCCTCGACCTGCGCGAGCGCCGACTCGGCGTTCTTCAGTTGCGCCGTCGTCGCGCCCTGCTGCGCGAGCGCGAACAGCGTCGACTCTCGAGTCGTCATGCCGAGCGTCGCGGCCTGCAGCTTCAGCGCGTCGACCTGCTTATTGATCGACTTGTCTAGCTTGTCGAGGATCTTCTGCGCGCGTCCGACGTCGGTCTCGAACTGACCCGTCCGCATGAGGAGGTCGATGACGACCGATCCGGCTCCTGCCATGTCACGCCTCCTTTACTTTGCGCCGCGGGATCTTCACGCCGAGGCTCGCCATGGTGTTTAGGTCAGCGACCGTCCATCCGTCCTCGTTCACTTCCGCCGGTGCAGGATTCTCGACTTCTTCGATCGCCTGCGCGACTTTTTCCGGGTCGGCCTGGCCCGGCGATCTCGTCGTCGTCGGCTGCTCACCCGGCGCCGCCGGCTGAAGTTCGCTTCCGAGCCAGGACATCATGGCGCGAACGTCCCGCCCGCCTATCGTGTGCGCGAGCAGGGCCGCCGGACGGTGAAACCGATGACGGTCATCGAACGGATGAAGGTTATAGAACTCGATCCATGAATCGAGCTCCGCGTGACTCATCGTCACTTTCCACTCGGCGACTGTGCGGCCGCCGAGTGCGAGGGCTAAGACGTGCCAGAACCAATCTCGGCCCCTGGCGCG